AGGGATGTTACCCGCAAGAAGAGTGAGCTTGTAGACGATCTATTCAAGGGCGGTACTGACTTCTCTGAAATGCCCTTAGCCATCGTTAATGAGTACGCAGATGCGGATGTGCTGGCTACGGCAGAGATCTACCAACAGCAACAGCAAGACTTTGAGAAAGAAAGTAACAGCGGCCTACTACCTATCGTAACGCTAATGAATGAGAATACCGAATTCTTACTAGAGATAGAGAGAAATGGCATCCAGATTGATTGGGCCGCCCTCATGCAAGTCAAGGATGATCTAGTAGAAGAGCGGGAACAAACGGTAAACAACCTGGAACAGATGGTGAAAGATCTGATGGGTGATACCCCGATCAACCTAGCCTCGGGGGAAGACCGGACAAAGATCATATACTCAAGGTACATTCTAGATAAGGGATACCATAAGCGGGTATTCAACATCGGTACGGGCCCGTCTGGTAAACCACTGCCGTTTGCTAGGATGTCCGACTCTAAGTTTGTTAACACTGTTAGGAAGAGTACTCGCCGCGTCATGAAGACTGTGGCCTACCACTGCCAATCCTGTAATGGAAAAGGCAAAGTTCAGAAGATTAAAAAGAACGGTGAGCCCTACAAAAATTTGACGGGGTGTCAGAATTGTGGCGGTGCTGGAGCCATACTAGAGCCCACCAATGAAGTCGCGGGTCTGAAGCTAATACCCGAGGGCCCGCAGGACGCCTCAGTGAACGGTTTCAAGACTGATAAGCACACAATAAAGCGGCTTATTAAACAGGCGGAGGCCAAAGATAACCTAGATGCCGTCAATTTTTTGACGCTCATTACTAGGCTCAATGCGCTTAACACTTACCTAGATAGTTTTGTAACTGGGATAGAAACGTGGACTAGGGGTGACGGTAAACTACACGCGCAGTTTAACCAGTGTACGGCTAAGACTTCTCGCCTATCCAGTAGCAATCCAAACTTCCAGAACCAGCCGAAAAAGTTTCCTGTCAGGCGGTGCGTTGTATCGCGCTTTGAGGGCGGTCAGATCTGCGAAATTGATTACTCGGGACTTGAATTTAGAGCGGCTGGATTGTTGTCTGGCGATGAGCAGATCAAGGATGACATCTTAAACGGTAAGGATGTACACAAGCAGACTGCCAGCATCATCAACCAGTGCCCCGAGGAGGATGTCTCTAAGTCAATGCGGCAGAACGCTAAGGCGTATACTTTCGCGCCTTTGTATGGCGGCATGGGAGCTAACGAGGCCCCTCATGTACAGGCATACTTCAAAGAGTACTTCCAAATATATAAGGGCTTGGCGGCTTGGCATAAGAGCCTAGCAGATGGTGTTCTACGGGACGGTATTGTCCGGACACCCAGCGGCCGCGAGTTCTATTTCCCGAATGCAAAAAGACTTAGGGCTGGGAGGGTGACTAATCACACCCAAGTCGTAAATTTCCCATGCCAATCTTTTGCTACAGCCGACATTGTCCCTCTGGCGTGTGTGAGGGCGTTTCGGATCTTTAAACAGAAGGGTTTCAAGTCGAAATTAATCCTGACTGTCCACGACAGTTTGGTGGTCGATCTATACCCTGGAGAGCAGGATGAGGTGATTGCCGCGTTAGTTTGGGCCATGAGAGATATCGGCCCAGAGATGAAAGAGAGATTCAACTTTGATCTTTTCCTTCCCCTAGATGTGGAGGCGGAGATTGGGTTGAATTGGCTTGATACAGAGCCCACTAGTGTCGTAGTAAGTTAACTATAAGTGTCGGTATTAATATTGACATAACGTACAAATCTGGTTACGTTATAGCATTACGATATCAAACCAAAATATTGGAGATAATATATGAGCAGTAACAAAGAAGTCAGCGTCATCAGCAAAGAAGACGAAGCGAAGATCGCAATGATCTTGGGTGCGAAAGAAGCACCAAACTCGGGTGGAAGTAACGCCCGCCTCCCACAACTCAAGACAAACGCTAAGAGAAAAGATCCCCAAGGTCGCAAGATCGAAGAGGGCCTATTCTTTTTGTCTGGTATGGATGAGCCGGTATACGCAGAGGAAGTAAATATCCGCGTACTATCGCAAATGTTCCAGTGGATTCACTATGACCCCGAGGAAAACAAGGTTGCTAACAAGACCCTGTTAATTCCTAATTTCCGGCACGAAGCCCGAGACATGCAGGGAAGCATTCGTTGCGGTAAGCCTACCTCTAAGGAACTCAAGGATTTGCCGAAAGCAAAGCAAGCTGAGTATAAAGACATCAAGTGCTTTCGCCAGCTTAGAGTTCTAGTAAATTACGAGGGCAAGGACGCAGACGGCAATGCCGTTACTGTAGAGAACGAGCCCGCCATCATGTTACTCAAGGGCAGTAATTTCAATCCGTTTGAAGATGAGTTTACCAAGGCTCTACCACGCGGTGCGAACCTGTATGACTACACTGCCAAAGTAACGGCTGAAGAGAATGAGCAGGGTAGCGTAGTCTACTGGGTCATGCACTTTGAGCCGCAATTGGACGCCGCACTTCCGTTAGATCGAAAGACCTTCGATACTATGACGAAGCTTGCTGAAATGATTGTCTCTGAAAACCAGATGATTGAGGCTTCATACAAGAAGTCTATTCGTTCTGCACAAGAAGATGACGATGCCATTGAGGCGTTGGCCGGTGATCTAGAGAGTGATCTAGAGGACGATACGGTAGCCGCATAACTACATCCTAGAACTATCCGAGGGGGGGTATTGCCCCCTCTTTTTATCTAACCAGAGGATGTAATTTATGGATTCAATTATTGAAGCCCAGTTTAGAATGATTATGGATGATCTTTCTAACTCGGGCTCCTCAGATGACCCTAACCTAGAGTCGTATATCGAAGAAGCGGGAGAGCAATTTAAAGAAGCTCTTCACAAGCAGACTACGCGCAAGAAGGAAGCTTTCCGGATGCGTTGTAGTAATCTTGGTAGGCCAGAGTGTCAGCTTATCTCCGAGAAGCAAGGACTGCCCCGAGAGAAAATGCCGTACAACCACATCTTCCGGATGATGTACGGAGATGCCACGGAAATCATTGTCGAGTTGTTAGCCAAGCTGGCCGGTATCAATATCACGGGCGGCAAAAGCCAAGCTGAATTAAATATCCACGGCCAGCACATCAAGGGCGAAAACGATATCGAAATTGATGGCAAGGTCTACGACACCAAGTCCTGTAGTCCGTGGGCCTATGAGAACAAGTGGACGGGTGGTTGGTCGGATCTGGCTAAGGATGATGCATTCGGATACACGGCCCAGCTTCTTGCCTACTCAAAGGGCACAGACATGCCTATGGGCGGCTGGATTGTTGTTAATAAATCTACCGGCGAACTCAAGGTTGTGGAGGCTAACCCCACAGATGAGCAAGTTGCTCTCCTTGAAGGCCAGATAAACAACACTGTGGCTAACGTGTCCAAAGACACCCCCAAGGTAATCAAGTGTTTTGAGCCGCAGGATGAGTTCTTTAGACGGGTTCCTACGGGTTCTAAGAGACTGCACACTACCTGTACTTTCTGTAGCTACAAAATGCAGTGCTATCCAGAGGCAGTCTACAAGCCCCAGACCGGATCTAAAGCACAAAACCCACGCTACTACTGGTACTCCGACTATACCGGCGGAGGGTCTGATGAATAGCGAGATTATTTGTCAGAACTGCACTAGGCCAGCCGTGGTTATCCATCAGTCGAATTACGTCTGTGCCGCTTGTTATCTGGCTGACCATTTCGGTGATGCCGTTATGTCGGCAGTCCTACCCTCCAATCCCAAACTAACAGAGCCCGCTAAGAGTGGCCCAAAAGTCGAAGTAATTCGCCGGAGACTGTATGAGTAGAAATGTAAGACAAAGAGCTATCAGGGCGGGTTATCGTTCTGGCATTGAGCAGGACATTTCTGAGCAACTCAAAGAGCGGAAGATCGAAGCTGAGTACGAGCCCTTTAAGATACCTTACACCATGCCCGAGAGCTACCATACCTACACTCCGGATTTCGTTATGGGTAATGGGATTGTCTTGGAAAGTAAGGGCCGGTTCCTTCATGCAGATCGCAAGAAGCACTGCCTAATTAGGGAACAGTACCCTGATCTAGATCTCAGGTTCGTGTTCAGCAATAGCCGCTCCCGTTTACGCAAGGGCTCTAAAACAACCTACGCAATATGGTGCGAGAAGAACGGCTTTTCTTATGCCGATAAAATCGTTCCTGTCGAGTGGCTTAAAGAGAAAACCAATAAGAAAAGCCTAAAGATTATTAACCAAATTATCGGGGAAAAGTGATGGCCGACATAGAGAACAAAGACTTCAATGGAATCTATATCGAAATCACTTCCGAGGGGGATGGCAACATCCAATTCGGGGCCGGTTTAGATTTTACTGAGGACGCTACTGACGAATTCAAAGAGTACATGGAAATGCTCTTGGCCGGTTTGTTTGGCGTCCTATCCACAGATGTGGCGGGGGTAGAAACCCTGGGTAAGCACATCATGGAACAAGAGAATTTTAAATGGCGAGAGTCGGGGATCTTTCACCCTCAAGAAAATGGGGTCAAGGGTGATGTTGTAGATTTCCTAGACTTTCATTCAGCAAAGTTTGACCCCAAAAAAAATAGGAAACACTAGCAATGGCAAAAGCACATTTTCCCCCGTTTGATAGCGTAGAAAACGATCTGCAAAACCTCTCAATTCGTAAAAGATCCCCCAGCCCTATTATTGAGGCTGAGTCCGAGTATGTCGATCCATACGACATGCCACCCCCATCCGCCTCTG